CCATATCGGATGCGATGCTGATGTCTTCCTTGGGAAGATGGATGGCAACAAGTATGATGGAGGAGGTAAGCAGTCACAAAATAGCAACAATTGGTAACGATGGGGTTAGTTCGCAAACTAACTTTTAAATGAATAACAACAAAGGAGCCAGAAGCATGGCAAACGACTACGATAACACGAACCGTGGCGCAGCATTCGCACCATTCCCAACTCAATCCCTGATCTTGCAAGGCAAGGTCGATAACTCTGGTGAAGAGATGAAGGTCACGCTGGTCAAGGACCAGACCCGCGATGGCAAGACACTCATCGAGGTTTATCAAAAGGTAGGCGTCCTGTTTGAGAACGATAAGAAGGGCAATGAAGCAGCACCAGACTACACTGGTCCGCTTGGTGAAACAAAACGTCTTGCCGCATGGAAAAAAATGAAGGATGATAAGCCGTACATGACGTTCAATGTCTCAGACAAGCAGCAGGGCGCGGCGTCCTCCCCGCAAGCGAAGCCTGTTTTAGATGATGGCATTCCGTTTTGAACTGATCTGCTCCGATCGCCTCTAACTAGGCGGGGTTTAGGCCCCGCCCTTTTTTTATCTGATGGAGAACCAGATGAACTTCCAACAAATTGTAGAGATGGTTTCATGGAAGCATCGCTTGCCTAGCGATAGAGTCTTAAGCCACATTCGTACTGCACCAGAGGTAAGAGCAAGGCATGAAATTATGTTCATACTGCACAACAACTCTTACTCTATCACAGAAATAACCAAGCTAATGAACAGAGACTACACTTCCGTACTCAACGGAATAAAGAGACACAAAGAGAGAATGAAATGAAAACGCGGGGCTTCGACCCCGCCACCAACAAAGGAGGACTACACGTGACTAAAGAACAATTCAAACAGGCCCGCCTAGCCTTGCGCTACAGCCAGCGGGCGCTTGCAGACGAATGGGGCATGGGCGACCACGGCAAACGCACCATTCGCCGCTGGGAAGCAGGGGACCGCCCGCTCAACCCTGTAGCGGCCTACGCAATCACGCTGATGCTTCGTGGTTTTGCTTGGTGAAATTGAAACGTCAAAACTTTAACCGATGAGAGGCTAGACGACAAATGATACGAAAAGAATTATCGCCAGCGCTTCAAGCTGAACTCAAGTTCCTGAGACAGCAAGCAGACTTCTGGATGGAAGCCCAGTTAAAGACTGACGCATCGCCCAGCGCATCGCAGCGATACTGGCTTGCCAAGAGCGACTTAGCAAAGTTCGTGAGCAACCGCCGGCAGGAAGGGTTCGACATATGAGCGAAAGCGAAACGGTCAGATCATTACTGCACAGCCTCAACATCGAAGCGGCCAACGCCAAGAAGTGGCAATCTAAAGCAGCGCTGCAAGCAACAGAAATCAAGCGGCTCACTGCCCAAGTAGAGCGCTTGCGTAAAGACAAAATCAAACTTCTGAAAGAAATGAGAACATAATGCACAATCACAAGCAACCGTTTAACTTGAGATGGAAGCAGATCGAACCGCTGTATCGGCAGTCTAGTCCACGTCTTAAACTTACAGAAATCGCAGCCCGACTAAACATCACACCGTCACAGGTTTCTCGCGTAGTGCGAAGGGCAACGGACAATGGTTTAGTTGAGCGGCGCAGGAATGCAACAGCGCAGTTTCGCGGAATGAATTTTGGAACGTTGCGCAGAGCCTTGATACCGCACAGCCCTTTGTTTTTGAAGTGGGTTCAGCAGCACACGCTCGACGTCAGCGTTAGCGAATTTGCAATATCAATAATGCTCGATGCTTATTACGAAGAAATCGAGGAAGCTGAGCAGGAAACGTCAGCCTAGAGATACTTTGACGCGGCTCACCTCGCCACTGTCTTTGTGGTAAGTGATGGCCTGCATTTCAGAGCGAGAAGAATAACTGTGGGATGCCGCATAGGCGTCTCGCGGTGCCGCTGCTCTTAGCTGCTCAACTTGCACGCCGCCAATATCCTGCATTTTTGTGTGGTGCATGTGTCCCGTAAAATAGTATCTAAAGCGCGTTTTCCCCCACATCTCAGCCCACTCGTCAGCCATATGCATTACGAGCCGCTCTGCCTTAGCCTTGTCGCCGTGATGTGAGGCGATCATTACCTTGCCCCACTCCATTACAAAGAACTCACCGCTCTTGCGCTGCACTTCAATGCGCGGGTTGTCTCTGTAGCGCTCGCGCAGAGCGTACATAATAGCCAAGAAAGCATCGCGGTCATGGTTGCCTTGGATGACGCTCACGATCACGCTGTTGTGCTTGACTGCGGCCATCTCAACACAAGCCGCGAATGTTCGAATGGCAACGTCCAGCGCCTCGCTGAAACTAGATGCCACGTCTAATACGTGTTTCGACTGCGGCGTCTGCGCTGTCTGATCGTTAGCGTGCAGCGCATCACCGCCGATCAGGATGACAGCCTTCTCAGAAGCTGGTGAGGATGCGATGCACTGCCCCACACCGCCTGCAATACGACGCTCTGCGATATCGTTGTCCATGTCCTCACCGCTCTCATCAGCGCTGGCACGCATTCCAATGTGGGCGTCAAAGATTGGGTAGACAGTCAGCAACCCGCTTGTGAACTCGCGTGGGCTTGGGATCGCAGGGCAGGGGGGTATATCCTCGAAAGCCTCGCGGACGATCTCGCTGACATTAGCCTCGGCATCTCTTGGCATCTGAAAGTAAAGGGATGCGCCCTCACTCTTGATCCAGCCTGAGTGCAGTGGGCCAGCGTCTGACATGCCAACGGAACTCATAGCACCTTGGATGGCTGCGTCTGCTTCCGCATGTCTGCGCGCATACTTTAGCCTTTGGCGGACGCTATTCTCAGCAAGGCCAAGCTCCTTTGCAATGGACCTGCCCGACCTTCCCTTGAGATGTAAATCCCAAACCTCTTTCTGCTTAGGTGTCATTTGCAGATAGCCTGACGGGTTTCGTTATGGATCACAATTTGGCGCAGCAATTGAGGATCAGACACTGCGAGGTCATCAATCACTGATTGCTGGCCAAACATAATACTGCGCGACAGGTCACAGTAACTGTCGCCGCTAATTGTTGTCCCGCACCCAGCGACTAGCGCGGACAAAAATGTCATCATCAGACATATTTTGTAAATCATCATAAACCTCTTTTGCGGTCAGCAGCTTATCCAGTCGATCATCTTTGATCTCGTACTCTAAGTCTTCTCGACCATCAGCCCTGCCTCTGTAGTATACCGTGATAGCGGCAAGCGCGGCAGCACCTAGCAGCGCAGCGTATATCTTCAACTTACCTAGCAGAAACATCAGCGGTCTCCCAAGTTCCACTTTTTGAGGCGCTCCAAATCAATCACGCCCAAGGCCATCATCGCTACCAAAGCGAACACGCCCATGATAAGCAGCTTCTGCCACTCCAGCCCACCGACAGTGGCAATCGTTGCAGGTGAGGCTAACGTCGCTAGCTTTGCAACAGTAGAACTGCGGACTGTCTTGGTCTGAGAAATGCGTTTGCGCGCTGGCTTCTTCTCGGCCTCTGCGCCGTTCATCCATGGTGCCACCTGAAAACAAGGACACTGCTTGGCGCTCACCTCGTTATGCCCTCGCACCTTTGTGATTGATGGGTACTCCATACGCCGTTGAGCGATCAGCTTGCGCAGCGCTCGGTCCTGCTCTGGCGTAAAGTGGTCTTCGAACTTATCGTCTTGGTTGCCGCCGTGACCACCCCAAAGCGCAATAGCTATAGAGCCTGTGTTGTGGCCCTTCTGAGCGGCTGGCGTCTTCTCGATAGGGCGACCTTCGGTGATAGTGCCATCGCGATCCACGAAGTAGTGGTAGCCCACGTCGCTCCACCCTCGATCAAGGTGCCAGCGCTTGCACTCAGCGGCTTTCTCGCTAGAGCGTCGGTCTGCCCACCACTCGGCCCTCGTAGCCGTGCAGTGTATGTAGATGCTGTCGAGATGTCTCATGGCTACTTCCTCATCATCTGCTCTTGAAGCGACTTGATCGTTGCCTGCGCAGCCGCGAGGTCTGCCTTCAGGTCGCCCATGCTCTTCAGCAGGTCTTCTTTCTCTGACACAAGCGTATTCACCTGATCCGCTAAACGATCAACTTGCAGTTTAAGCGTGTCATTGAACTCGCTGCGCTCAGATCGGTCTTTCATCAAAGCCTCATGTCCCTGCTTGGCCTTCAGGCTGAGTAGCTGCCACAAACCACCAGCGCCGATCAGCGCTATAATGACGGGCATTAACATCTGCATGTCTATATTCATTTTAAAACTTCCCCATCGAAGGCTACTTCAAAGCGCTGGGCCTCTAACAGTTGTCGCTGAACCAAATTGGATAAATACAGTGACCACCCTGCCATCATAACACACGCCAAAGCGTGAGAAAACTTGTAGATTGCATTCATCCCATGCCCTCCCCTGTCGGCCATCTGCATACCATCAGCCGCCATGACATAATAGATTGGGCCAGTTGGCTCAGGTTCGTGCATAAAGTAAAACGTCAGGATCATACACGAAAGCGTGAAGTCCAAGATCAGGGAGCGCTTCAGCCAGACCTTCTTGAGCCACACTGTGGCGATCAGAACAAGCACAGATGAAGCAACCCAAGCCCACAGGATAACGTGAGGCACCATACCGATGAACATACCAGCATAGGTCAGACCGACCAGTGCCACAGCAATATGCTGCGCTGGTCCGTTCGCTGACCTAATGGCTTGGTATGTGCCTTTGATGCCTAAAGCTTTGGGCATCAGTTACTCTCCAAGCAGGGTGGCTAGGTCCAGTTCTAACGTTCTGATTGCCTCACGCCAAGCCTGCCTGTTTGCTAGAACATCTGGCTTATCCTGATCGTAGTCAGGAAGTGCAACGTAGTCAGTGTCTCGCAGCATCTGCTTCAACTCTGCTATCTCTTCTGCAACTACTTCCTCTGGACTAGGTGTGTCAGGGGCTGGAGGCCAAAAGCCCCCGTTAGCGTAGGAGTAACCAATACCGACCAGCGTGTCAGATTGTACCCAGCCATCAGGAACGCTTTGACCCTGCGCCAGAATACCGACTTGAGTAACTACATTATTTTCGACTTGAACAGCATAACTCATGATCTGTACTCCGTGATTACAATAACTCCATCCTGACCAGCGGCCCCTGCCAAGTTGCTGGTTACGTTTACAAGAGACGGTGCGCCACCACCTGAACCAAACCCTGCCCCACTTTGAGCCGTAGTGCTACTGGCTACGGCACCAGCCCCGTACTTTGTGCTACCACCTGTTGATAGAGCTGCTTTATCACCACCAACTGTGGACCCAGCGGTGCTACATTGCCCTTGAATGTTCAGATCACCGCCAGACGCTACACCACCTAATACTCCACCGTTTGTAGTGTTGCCACCAGCGACCCGCCCTGTACCACCTACGCCACCAGAACCAGATAATGTCACAGAAGCGCCATCTGCGAAAGATGTCGTTCCCCCTGTTGATCCAGTATTAGCACCCGCAGCACCGCCAGCGCCACCAGCACCGATTGTGTACGTGTACGAACTAGCGGGGTTCATAATCGTCTTTTGGCTATAACCACCAGCACCGCCTGCGATACCGCAAGCAGCCTTGTCGGCACCCTGACCGTCAACACCACCGCCGCCGCCACCCGCACCTAACACTTCAACCACAATCGCAAAAGCGTCTGTGGGTGTCGTGTATGTTGCCGCAGTGCCTGTCGTGAGTAATGTCTTAGTTATCTCTATGTCGGCAATGTAACGGCTGTCGGATTGTGTCTTGGTGTATACGTCAGCGACTGTAAAAGACTTGAAGGATACAATGTTTAGATCATCACCAGCAGAAGCCGCAGAGGTTAAGGTGATACTTATTCCATCTGTGGCTGTGTAGTCTGTGCCGCCACCCTCAAGGAAAACTCCATTCAGTGTTACGATGATATTAGCCTGAATGTATGACAGACTTAGCGCATTATCATCAGCACCACTAAATACAGTTTGAGACGCGGTTGCTGTATAGTTGTAGTTAATAAGCGAAGCTGTTCCTGAAGAAGAAGCGGCAATCCAGTTTGCGCCATCATACACGCGCATCTCATTGTTGCTGCTGTTGAAGTACAAGTCCCCCTCAGTCAAGGGATCGCCATCGTTATCTACTGTAGGATCAGATGTTTTGCTGCCAAGATAAGTGTCATCGAAGTTATCAAACGCAGAAGCAGCCGCAGCAGCAGAGTTGGCGGCAGATGTAGCGGATAATGCAGCCTCAGATGCTTTTGTCGTTGCCGTTGCTGCGTTTGCTGACGCATTCTGAACATCACCAACTGAAGGCCCAGCCTCCACTGCACCTGTAGTTGAATTGAACGCTAAAGTTTTGCCAAGACGATTTGCGATGCTTGGAAGCACAAGGTTAGGCGCAACCTCAACATCTTCAACGCGAATCGCTCGCTCCGCTAAATCTTTAACATCAGCAGAAATAGCAGTTAGCGTATCCAGCTGAGTATTAAGAGCAGCACGGTTAATATCTACGCCAGCAGTGAAGTCGGTTATCCGCTCAATAACAGTGTCGCGGGTAAGTGAAACGGTTGAGCCACCAGATGCACCAACAACAGTTATAGAGACTGTGCCTGTTGATCCACCCCCGCCACTTAATTCGTAGTCAGCAGTAATGGTTTTAAGAACACCATCAACATAGACATTTAAGTCTGAGTCCTCAAAGAACTCAAACGGTACTGCAAAGGTATCTTGGGTAACGCCAGACGCAACGCTATAAGAGATGCGCGGATCGTTGTTTGAAATATCAATGGTCATTGTTCACCTCGTTTGTTGCTTTCTCACACACTAAACCAAGGCCGATCAACGCACAAAGATACTAGGACAAATCAGTTAGCCCAAGCGTTAGTGATCTGATTCACATCATCCTTGAGAAACCACATACGAGCAAATGGTAGGTTGCGCACAATATCCTTGCCGCCCTCGCCGTAGTTGCCGCTGGCAAAATTAACTACACCCTTAGCAGTATCGTAGCCCCAAGACGGACCAGCGCCAGCAAGCCCAGTAATTGCATCAGCAACACTAGCCTGTTGATTGAACTTGGGAGACAGCAAGCCACCAGTAATGTTAGGACCGCCGAGCGCCAATGACGTATGCATAGCAGTGTAGAATACATCTGAGTACAGAGCCATAATCCCGCTCATATCAAAGCTGCGAGCAAAGCGATCTTGCGCACTCATATCATTCCAAATGTACTCAGGCGTTCGTAGCTGCAAAGACATATAGGCCAAGCCCATCATCGTAGCAGAGCCAATCGCACGGTTCTTAATCTGACCCTGAGCCAGCGCACCAACGGTCTTGTTCACGTTTGCAAGGACAAAGCTGTAGAACTGGAAAGGCAAGCCCATCAGGCCATTCTCAATGCGAGCGTAGCCTTTGAACTTAGGGTGTTCTTTCATGCCAAACTTAGAGGCCACACTCATTGGGATGTAGACTATACCATCAGTAATGATGGGCTTATCGGCAGGAGTGCCTGACATAATAGTATTAAGAACACCGCTGTTAAGAGCTGCGCGGAACTGAGTAACCGTCTCTTCATTGAGGGTCTGAGCCTCACGATAGTCCTTCATAGCAAGCTCGTTAATACGATTCTCGTAATTAGCTTTCTGTTCTTTGCTAAACTGCCTAATTCGACCAGAAGAGTCCTCAAGCTGACCTCTTGCTTTATATTCAGGCTTATCCAGAGCTTCTGCAAGCTGATCTAGGATAGCAATATTCTGCTCGTAGTTTTGGATTAAATCTTCAACTTCACGAGGCCGAACACTGGCATCACGAAACGCCGATAACAACTCAGCCTGCCGCGCAACATCAACTTCGATTTGCTCAAACTCTCGGCGCATCATGCCAACAGAATAGTATGTTCTTTCAAAGGTAAATTTGTCAGAAGCGGCTTGAATAACTATAGGCTCCTGCAAAGCAAGATCAGCGAATATTCCAACATCTTCTGGACGGAAACGAGAGTGATTGATTTCATGGAGCATAACAAAGTTAGCCCACTGCTTTGGAGTCTTGAAGATATCAGGCAACGCATTTACGCCCTGCATCTTAGGCGCTAGCCAACCCTTACTTTCAAACATCTCACCTTCGATATAGTCCCGATCAAAGTTAATCGTCTTTCTTTTATCGTTATAGAATGCGGGAATGTATCGACCATTGCGCGACTTACCAACAGGTGTGCCGTCCTCATTCAGTTCAATCAGACGAACCTGCTTACCTTCGATTTCAGGGATGTAAATGCTATCTGCCCACTGCTCAGTGTTAGCCATGTAGAAGCCATTCTCTGTCTTCTCATAAGGTGCTCTAGCAATCTTCTCTGCCATTTCTTTGCCGATGCCGTACCGCGCAAGCCATTCAACGCCTTGATCATCAAGCTGGCCTTTGCCCAACTTAATTGAGTAGTCGATGATGGTGTGCGCATCGATAACACCAGCAAGCTGCTTTGCCAGCGTAGTCAAGGGAGCGAGGCCATTGAGAATGTAGAAGGCGTTTCGCGTCTGACTTAAAAGATCGTTGGCATCAATGTTGTTAGACATATCCTCCATCAATCGCATGTGGGCGCTGCCTTTAAGAATGTCGATTGCTTCACCAGCAAGCCGAACCTCATCAACGTTCATGTTGACACGCTCTTTATCCAGCAGCGCTTGGACGCCTTTCCAGACGTTATCCATATCGTATTCCATAACGATACGCCCAAAGTCAGGGATAGCAGCAAGACCAGAGGAACCCATGTAACTAAACGAAGCAGCCTCACGAAGAACAAACGCAGCCTTCTGGCTAAGAGCGTCTGGGTTTTCTAAGACAGTACCAATAGTGCGATCATACATATGGTTGAAGTCGCGCATTACTTTGTTGATCTCTGCTCGACTCTTACCATCCTTAACCATAGCACGCTCAATGTCGAAGCGAACACCATCGAGGTCTTTGCCAAACTGTTTAGCAAACTCATATCGAGGCTCGATCCGCGCAGCATAGGTCTTCATTACAGCCAGCGGGTCTTTCATCATAAAGTCAGTGACTAGCTTGTTTGGAATATCTAGCTGACGACTGCGAAAGTGCTTGGATCGACCCATACCAAATGAAACAGTATCTAGGTTGAGGGGATCAGCCTCACCAAGAATGCCATCAATCGTTTGATTAACGCGCTCCATGATCTTTTCTGGGTTAGTGCTAAGGTCTATCTTTACAGGCGTGTCGCCATCCATGCGGTAAACATACGGGTTCTTTTCAAACCAGTTGTAGAGAACATTAGAAAACTCTTCTCGGCGGTTGCGGATAGCGCCCTTGTCAAAGAAGCGTGGGAAGAAAACATCCTTATCAAAGGCTGCATTAGGCTCTGATCGCATACCATCAAGCCCAGACATTCTGCCCTCTAGCTTCTTAATGCGAGCATCAACCATTTCATATTCCATGGAAGTCTTGCGTACATCAGCTAGGCTGGACTTTAATCCAGCAATTTCAAGCTCGAGCATCTCAATCTGGCGAGCCATACCCTTGGCATCGCTAAGAAGACCAACCTCCTGAAGTCGAGCCTCTGCATCTTCAAAGTATTTGTTGATAACACTTGAAGCCTTCAACTCATTCTCATTCAGGTCAGTGACACCACGCAAGCGCTTCTCACTCACATTGGTAAGCCACTGCCTGTAGGTCTGGTCAGAACGCATTCCGCGACGAGCAACATCGCTAAAGTTTATATCCAAGCGGGAGGCCACAGATGCGTCAGTATCAGCAGCCCACAACTTTACCATCTCATCCTGAGCCTTGACCCACCGACCAGCAGACACAGCAGTCCTTACAGCCACAGACTGAGGCGTAGGAAGGCCAATCGAGTTCATCGCTAGGGTCATGCCATTATCGCCAAAGGCGCGTAGGAATGACTCCTTTACAGCGTTGGGGTACTTACCCTGCAAGGTGCGCTTCATAGGCGTAGAAACCGCCTTGTAGAGCGGGCTGTTGATGAACCAGTTTGACTTGAGATCATAAGGGTTATCGAGGTCAATGTTATCAGCCTCTAGCTGACGAAGACCCAACTCATTTCGATAGGATCGAGCTTCATTTCTAACCTCACTTGCTCTCTCAGCCGCACCGTCAGCCTCAATCTTTTGCGCGTCAGCCTCATAGGTCCGAATGGTTTCTCTAATCTCAGCATCTTCTAAGGAGCCAAGGGGTCGCTCTGTTCTTACAGGGGCGCTGCGAATATCGCTTGGCGTTAGCCCATCTAAGTTCTCGATGCGATTAACCATATCAAACATCTCAGCGTTTGACTTGTTTACCCTTTCAAATGCAGCAGCCCGACGTGACATTGGGATGCTGACCGCACCACCCAACACGCCCCCAAACAGCGCAGCAGAAGCAGTGTTTATTGTAGCTTCTTCAAGAGTTTTAACTGGGTCTAGCTGTAAGTTAATAGCTTCAGCAGTACCCTCAACAGCAGCAGTGCCGACACCCACACGAACCGCAGATTTTAAAAAACCTAAACTTGGACCGCCAAGGGGGAGGGCAACGAAGTTAATAGGATCAACTAAGCCAGCACCCAGCTGGGTCATCATAGTAGAGTTGGACAAAACTTCTCGGCGCTGAATGCTTCGATCAATGTTTGCTTTCAACTGCGCCATATGCTGTGCGTTCTTTGCGCCGTACAGGCTTGTAGCATAGAGGCCATAATCGCCAAGATTATCTTCCCACTTAAAGTTGGGATCACGCTCCTGCCCCGCGTACTTAATCCCCGTCGCAGCACTATCAATCGCAGGGGCGAACCGAAGCCCTAATGTAGCACCAGCGGCCTCCCCAAAAGATGATTTCTCTGAAACAATAGTGCGTTCAAAGAGGGCGGGAGAGTAGCGGTTGAGATCAGCCATTAGTCATTTGTCCCAAAGATTGTTCCAAGGAAGGAGCCTCTACCAGTGCCAGAGAATGCTTCAGCTTCTTTAGCCTTTTTAATTTCCTGTGACTGCTGAATAAGCTGAACGTTTCTAACCGCATCAGTAAACTCAGAGTCTCTGTTACTAATAATAACTGGAGCGGTGTAGGATGTTTCGCCCTCAGCAAACGTACCGTTAAGCACCTCATCGCCACCTTCTTCTAATGGGCGCATACGCTTCACAAGGTATCGGACTTCGCCGTTACTAGATTCATCGAGTGGAACTAGATAAACAGTATCTTCGGCAGGAATAAATCCTGGCCTACCTGTAGTCGCTCGCACGAGGTCCCCACCAAAAGAAAAGTTTGTTAGGTTGGTAGTCCTCGAGACAATGTCCCGAACATGATTTTTAAACAGCTTCTCATTTCCTTGAGCTACTTGACCCAAAGAAAACTTAGTGCGCTCACCGCCATTTGGATTAACAACGTAACCCTGACCATCTGGATATGTTCTTTCCATTTGGTCCTCTAGACGACGCTTGATCTCACGACGTGAGGCACCCATCGAGGCAAGGCTTAGAGTGGCAGACGCAATTGCGTTTACAGCAGAATAAGGAGCCTCTTTCATACCATCGAGGCTAAGAACAAACTCCTCAAGGGGAGCATCTAGGAGTTGCTTTACGCTCTCTTGTTTCGTCGGGTTGCGATCAAACTCAACTTTTTGATTGTAGATAGCAGCCATCTTATCCCCGCTAATATTACCCTCAACATCAACAACGTCGGCAAGATAGTTAAGCATAGCAATCTGAGCTTGAGACAAAGAATTGATTGCGCGATTATTAATGCTTTGACCTTCAAACTGATAATCACGCACGTTCATGTAGTGAGAAAGAACAGCATTTGGATTGCCAATGCGAAACTCACCCTCGGCAAGCGAGGTAAGTGTATTGTGAAGTGATTGAGGTAAAACACCTTTCTGGGTGACATCGTTTAAAATATTGAGAGCAACAGGGTTTGTTACTGACTCTGTGCTTCCCCAAAGAGCAGAAATGTCCTGACCATTTGCATACTTATCGCTAAGCATTTCCTCATAGACTTCTCGGTCGGACTTAATAGTCGGGCTTGCCTGACCCATTTCAATCGAAGCCTTTTGCAATGAAGCCTGAGTAGCCTCTTCTTGCGCCTTAATGCGGCTATTTACAGTGCCAACTTGACTGTTGAATGTGGTGCGAAGCTGACTGAGCTTACCAGCGTCTTGAGCATATGCTCGGGCCTGATTGATCTGGTCTACTTGGGCATTAGACAGCACACCCGTTTGGAATGAGCCGCCCTCAAATACACTACGCGCTTCTCGAAGCTGATCTTCATTTAAGCTGCCGTTAGCAAAGAAAGTATTAAGGTTGTTAGTTCCAGCGTTGAGATACGCAGAACTAATCATAGCCTGACGCTCGTTGTCTTTCAGATTTTCAATAGAATTAATCTGAGAAACACGCTCCCCCAACGTACCTTCAACATCCTCGGCATAAAGAATTGAACGAAGGTCTACTTCAAGCGCTTGCTGAGAAGCGGCAACCTGATTGATTGAATCAACATTCTTACCAGCAGAACTGCGATAAGAGCTAATCTCAGGCATAAAGTTTTCTAGGATAGGCTGACCCGTTGCAGCCTCCATACGCATTAATGCGTTCAACTCAAGTCGTGCGCTTTCGGGTGCAAGCATTGGGTTACGATTTGCAATAGCATTTTCAAGAGCGTCAGTATCGTCAGTCGATAGACCACTTAATGCTCGAGCATATAAGCCACTTGCCTGTGCTTCTAAGACTGCATCGCGCTCTTCAAGAGTCTGGTCTGATATAGCCTTATCACCAGCAGCAAGTTGAGAGCGAGCGCGTTCAGTAAAAGCAGACCAATCATCTCGAGAGCGGTTAGCAACAGCAAGCGGACCTCGGTTAACAGAAAAGGCTTTTGCTGACAGCGTAAGGCCAGCAACATCGTTCTGCATATCAAAGACAGTTAGGGCATCTTCAGCCTTCTGAGCCTCTGTCTCTCTGCGCTGAACTACTTCTGTGTACTGAACCTGATCACCAAGAAGGCCATCAGAAAACTGCTCTAACTTAGCAAGACCTGAGTAATCAGAACCAAAGCCTCGCATAGCATCGGCAACTGCTGAGAACTCATCTGGAACTGCGTTTGGGTTCTGTGTGCCAATCGCTTGCTGAAGAAGCCTAAGAGTATCAGGGTCATCTGATTGCTGAGAGGCGTGTCGAACCAAACCTCTAGTGATTGCAAGGCGCGTTGCTGAGTCGTGTCCATTAACTTCAGACGGGCTAAACAGACCAGCCTTACCACCATCAGAATTTGTAGCTGATACGGATTGAATAACGCCGTTAGTTACTGTTGGGCCATTAAGAGCGGCTGGTCCCATCTGAGCAACCATAGCTTCAATATTCTGAAGACCATCTGAAACGGCGGCTTCTTGAGAGCGCCTAGCAACAATACGCTCTCGTTTAACCTGAGCAACGCGCATGTTGGTTGTCGTAGCATTTAGATAAGTAGTGCCTACGTCAGTAATGAAACCCTTGAACTGGTCTTGGGCAACATTGGTCATCGAGGCCAAGTAGTCAGACATTGCTGACTCATAAAGAGCAACACCATTGGCGCTATTCTCGTATCGAACAGCAATCTCTTTGCCTTTGTTTCTTATCTCGTCTTCAATGCTCTGCTGAAACCTGCGCATGACAACGCGCTGGTAAGCGTCTGTACCAATAGAACCCATACCAGCAGGAGCAGCATAAGCCTCTGGCTCTCCCGTCTCTGGGTTAATGGTAATTACCTGCTCCCGATCAACAGACTGAGCGGCTTCAGTACCGGCCTTCTCTGCTTCGGCAGCGGCTTCACGGTAAAACATATCGCCAAGAATATTGGCTGATCGCGAGATAGCATCGCCAACTACGCGCCCGCTTTGAGAAGCCCTAGCTACCCCAATGCGGCCAATTTGAAACTGACGCTTTTCGCGAATGACTGCCATGTTTTAATCTACCCCTTCGGTCATTTGACTTGGCCGTATTTGTGTAAGCCACTCGCCATAGTAGTGAAACCATCTATGAACCCAGCGCCCATTGCTGCCCTGCCTTCTTGTCGAGTTGCAGCAGCTTGAGAGTCTATCTTTAAGCCTTCCATCATAGCCATGAAGTTAGAACGCTCAGTGTCACTAACAGCAATCTCTCTTTGACGATCAAGGAACGCGCTAACCGAACGATCCGCTCCAATGTCACGACCCTGTGCAGCAAATGAGGCGATGTTTGCAGAAAGATTAGAGCGGTAAAGCTCCATGCGATCATTGTTTCTCTGCGCAGCTTCAGCCTGACTTAGCCTCTTTTCGGTGCCTAGGTTGAAAGCATTAAGCTGAGCGCTCTGTTTTGCTCCGATTCCACCTAGAATAGAAGCACCCGCCTGAACACCAGCAGCCGCTAACATTAACATTGGGAAAGCCATTAGACTACTAACTCCGCTACTATACCGTTTACCTGTAGGCCCAACGGATCGTCCTGCTCGATTGTGACCTGCGGATTTCTATCGTAGCCCAAGACTCTAAATTCCTTCTTACCCGTAAAGAGGCCCTCAGTAACCAATGGCCTTGTATTTACCTTCATTGATCCAACCTCCTTTACGTCAACCACGACATTAGCTAACCCCCTGATTTCACCCGTAGAGGGACCAGTACCCATGTTTGAGTCGATAGGATTTGTTACAATCTTAGCCGTAAACTTCTTCCCCGCGTAGGCGTGAGTAATGTTGCCGTAGAGTCCAAGATCAATCTCGTTGTTGCTGTTTACAGTAAATGAGCCAAGGTGAGATTGCGTAGACCCTTCAATACCAACAATGGTAACGACGTCTCCATTAGAATATTTTGAACTAACATCAAGCGCCCCAGAGGTGACTGCTCCGTAAACCCAAAAGTCCAAACCCACATCTTCAGAAAACTCACACAGATGCAGGTTCCCATTAGAGTCATACACATTAGCAAAGATACGATCTTCAATAGCAACCACTGAACAGAAAGACCCATCAGTTGTTACTCGCGTCCAAGCAGCCCGACGCTCAGCGCGGTTGGATGTAAACAATACCGCGTCACCACTACCCAAGGTAATTATCGCATATGAGTCAGGTAAGCCAAAAGCACTGTGCGCAACCGTCATGCATCTAGGGTCATCTATTATGTGGGATGCAAGCGTAGAGACAGCGCTGGATGTATAAGCATCCTCGCTGTCAGTGTAGAGATACTCTCGAACAACCTTGCCATTATTTGCTACAAAGATTGTAGCACCATCTATAGAAACAGGCTTAACGTGCTCTGCGCCATATGGCGTCTGCTTTCGGATTTGCGCATTAACTGGCGTGATTCCTTGGTTCAGGAACGTAGGGATATAAAGCTCGCCTGAAGCAGTGAAGACTTGCAAGTCGCGATTAGACACCAAGTATCTAATTTCATTCACATCTCCAGTGGCTGCTACGAGAGCAATCGACTCATCGTCTAGAGCCTCACCAACATCGAAGTTAAAGAACCTGCCAATCTGACTCATCCATACTGAGTCAGGCTCAGAAAGGGTGCCGCCAAAGCAAAGTCGATTCTCATGGAAGGTTACAGCCGCAGGGTATCCACGGACAGCGGACCAAGACTGCTCATCCCAGTCAGAAGTAGGGGCGTGACTGCTAACGTAAACAACACCTCCCCCGTCTTCTGAGTCACTTGCAGCGCCGCCAGCAGTGTAAGTGTAGGTGTTGTCGTCGATAATCCCAGAAACAGTAAAGCTACCATTTATGTTGCCAGTGTTAATGCCACCAGTTGCGGAAGCGCCAGAAATAATAATAGCCTCACCCCCACCAAAGCCATGATCAATTTGAGTAACCTCAACAGTACTACTGCCATCTGTAGTTCTTAGGGGATTATCTACAGTAAGCCTTAGCTTTAATTTGTCTACAACGATGCCAGAGACTCGGGTTGCAGATGTGTACGAAGTAATTTCAATTTCAGAAGAGCCGTATCGAACGATTGAGCCTACATGATTTGGAACCCAATAAGCGCTACTAGTGGTAAGATTAATTGATCCAGTCGTCCCAGACGGATTAAGCGTTACCCCTTGAGCGTGAAATTTAGTGTAGGGCTGGTAAACCGCTTTTCCATCGGCCCTACTGTCAAAGGTAAAGACGCTAACTTCAAAGCTGGTAAGAGAAGTTCGGGTCAGCATTCGAGGTGCAAACAGGGGATGGCAGATAAACATAACATCGCCATATTGGCTTGAAGTGTACTGCTGAATATAATCCTCATCAAACGGAAGATTGTTCCCGTCAGTGTCTTGCGTGATCGTATCAACAAGAGTGACAACACCGTTTGCCTCAAGCTGAAAGCAGCGAACCTTCCCCTCTTCAACAGAGATTACATATTCCTCATTCGCGTCAAAGACGAACCTAAACAAATGAGACTGCGCAACACCCGCCCCGCTTAATCCGTAATCATAAATGTGCTTTAAGCCGTAACGCTTCCTTACAGAACCCTCAGCCATAACCACCATATTTTCTATGCGCTGTGCTGACTGAGCATAAACAGGCGAATCAGTCCTCATAAGCAATGAGTCACTTACTTCACCGTACTGAAAGCCGCTAATGGGAACTCTTACTTTTTGCATTAGCTGCGCCTTTCAGAAATAAACCTCGATGTATTAAGCTTACGTGTTGTTTGCTGCTGTGAGTGTAGCCGACGCGCTTGACGCATCTGATAATTAGCCTTTTCCTCCATCAATTGTGCAAGGGCAGCATCTCGCGCAACAGATACAGCGAGAACACCAGCCATCATATACTCCACTGCTGTAGTAAAGTATGGGGGCCAAGACGCTTCCTTTGCACGGAAAACATAGTCAGCAACAACCTCAGAGTTAGGAGGCTCATTGCAAAATGCCTTTGCGCCATAGAGGTCATACTTAATAGGCAGGTCATTCACGGTCAAAACATTGAGCATTATCATCTCAGAGGGGAGTTGATATGCTGCCTCCCAACGACCAGTAGGTGCCTGAGATAGTCGAGCAAGAACCTGCTGATCTGTAGCAAAGCGCCAACGTGAGTTGGTCAAAGCAGAACGAGCCATGTCCTCGTACATAGCCGAGCTAACTGATGCTTCGGCTGTGCCATCGTTGAAAGACTGAATCGCGTCTCCCCCAATCAAGAGGGATGCGCGAGAGCAGATTTTAATCGGTGTGTTTGCTACATCTGGCATAAAAAGTCGGGGGGCCTAAACCCCCCGCCCATTCTTAGTTGTTGTCTAGGACTTCGTAGACGCCATCGTCGTCAATGACGATAGCCCCCATCGACATCATAGATGTGGTCAAGTGCGAAACCTTCTCAGGCACGTAGTTGACCTCAGTGGTGACATCAGCGTTGATGCCCAAGCCAACAGAGCTTGTGTGGTAAGCAAAGTTTTTGCCGCCAGCTACAGCAGACGTTGAGAAAATCTTGAAGCCCAAGAACTCTTTCATTGTCATGCCACCTGCAAACGGCAGGTTCTGCGGGCCAACATAGTCTGAGGATGCGAACTCGTTGATGTTAAACAAGTCAGCAAAACCAGCAGGGGACATAGCGAGATAACGCTGTCCATCTTCTGGAATGTCGGCAGCGCCGAATGTCTCAAACAATGTAAGCAAGTCAGCTTTTTCAAGCGCACCAGAGACGTCAGCAATCTGAGTTGCGTTAGCGCCCGCGTCCATTGCTGTAATAAGGATTTCATCAGTCTTGCGACCAAGAGCAGCAGCAGCAGATTGCGCAACAGCTTGACGCTCGTTGATGTTGATCTTCATCTCGTCGAGCTTATCAATAAACTCTGGCGCGTAGAAGTCAGCTACAGTTGCTTCAACATTGGTGTGCGCCAACTCCATTGGAGTTACGTTACCATTGCGGGATTTAGTGTTTGCAGTGCCTTTACCAATAACTTGGAATCGAGCAACAGAGCCAGTCACATTGGTAGAGCGAACAGTGTTCCGTAGCTTGGAACCCATGCGCTGATACGCCATGTGAACTTCTGTCTCGAACTGCTTGATGAAGGCTTGGTCGATTGTATTAGCCATTTTTTCAGTCCTATTGAAGTTTCAGTTTGCTACGGGTGTCCACATCTCTCACGTCAACTTGGGTATCCCAGAGGGGCCAATCAGTGCATCAGGGGCCGTGATGCGGCATCATAAGCATTCTTTCTGTCAGGATTGCAACGCACAAAATCAACATACTTCTCAGAGCCGCTAGCATAAATACCTACAGTTTCGAAGTTTAGCCATGCAGCCCAGTCCAGAATAAACTCATAATCAGCATTTATCGTCATAGACATGCCATCATGTGCTTGGTCGAAGAAGCTCACCAGCATCTTTGATCCGCGAGCCATAGCGTGAAAGTTTTCTCTGATCTTATCCGAGAACATGGCAAACATCTGAGGGGTCTCTGCGTCGTGGTCAAACCAAAGCCCGCCCACCATTATGAATGACTCACCTTCTTTACGGCAAATGTAGCACTCTGAAGTTTCGTACATCTCTTTCATTGCTTGCCTTAGATCAAGGTGGCCTAGCAACTTTAGCTCTCGCCTGTTCTCTTTGCTAAGGTGCTCAACCACCTCGTCAATGTGATCCAAAGTAAAAGGGGTAAGATAGAACTTACCCCTCTTTAGAACCTTAACCTCGGTAGATTTGCTGGAAGCCTTCTGTAACTTCCTTGATGTAGGCAGGGTCTTTGTCTTTCCAGTACCTTGGATCATTCATCATCTCCCGAAGCTCACGCTCTGATGTTTGCGCGGCAGGTTGAGTGTTGCCAGAAAAGTTGCCATCCTTCAGTGCCTCTTGAATTGCTTCAAGTGCAAGTATTCCAGAGTGACTTTCGCACATTCGCTCGATAGCTGGCAATGTCTCTTCGGGGAAAAACTTACTAGCAAAGGCAGACGCTGATTCGATGCGAGCCTCGGCATTGTCACCTAGCTTTGCAGCTTCTACTTCAAGGTCTGGCTGATTGCCCATCACAGCTTGAGAGTACATCTCAATGCCTTGCTGGAACTCTTCTTGTGAGTAACCATTTTCGAAGGAATGATCAGACCACCACTTCAGCAAGTCGTTATCTACCGCCTCTTCTGCGTCAACCGTTTCGGGCAGCTGATAATCTCCAGCAGACTCAGGACGCTCACTAAACGCTTCCTTCTGGATTTCCTCCATGAGCGCACTGCGAATGTCTTCTTCCTTGCCGCCCAGCTTTTGAGACAACTCAGTATAAGATTTAGCTAAATCTTCTGGTGACTTGAACTTTTCAGGGAGCCACTCAGGTCGATCTGACGAGGGGCCTTCCACTTTTTGTACATCTTCTTGGGTAACAAAGTCACGACCATCGGCCTCTGCTACTTCAATCGCTGCTTCCTGTTCACTCATGTTTTACTCCTATGTCCATGCGCAATACGTTGCTCGATAAGGCCAACGATATATCGCTGACCTTCAAGGTGACGTAACTCTTCCGTAGTCACACTTGGTCCATTCACCATCTCGATAGTGATTGAACGCAAATAACGTAGAACCTCTTTGCCCGTAGGCGATTCAAATACCTTTGCAACATTCTTGCTGACGATTACATCATCTTCAGATTTGCGCTGATACCCGTCTATTCCAATGTTAATCTTGTTGCTCAACCATTGCACCCTGCTGTTGCTGCGCCATCTGCTGCGCCATTGCAGCTATTTGTTTACGCTGTTCTTCATCACGAATCAAACTTTCTGGAACCCCAAACTTTTTGGCTAAGTGAACCGCAGTCTTTTCTCCGTCGATTAGAAGCTGCAACATCTCTGGTCCAAACACGCCGCCAACCAACTCAAGGTAACGAGCAACACTAGAAATGTCTTGGTTAGCTTGCGCTTGAGCGAGTGGAGACACAGAGCGAACCTTCACCTCACGACCATTAACAGTAGGAACCTCGATGCGTCCCTGCTTCTTCAGAATATAAATCACACGCTGAAGAACTGGTTGCACCAACTCAGCTTGCAATCGACCAAATGCAGAGCCAACACGACGAGAAAGGTCAGCCATACGTTCTGCAACTTCCGTTGCTGTAGCTGGTGTCTTGTCTGGATTGCCAAGCATATCATTGTAAAGCGCCCGCTTAATGTTTAGGCGCATGTCGCTAAGAACAAGCTGGGCAACATCAAAGCGCCCAGCAGCCTGTATTGGCTGCAAGCCCTGACTGCCCATTGCTTTTGGAATGATAGACCCCGGGACCAACTGAATTGTATCAGGGTTGATAACGCCATCATCTTCCATCGTGTAGATTCCAGAGATAGACATCTGTGCGTTCTCAAGGATTAACTCGATAGTAAGATTCGTAGTTTTGATTGCGGCAAGCGCATTGATCAGCGGGCCGCGACCATAGATTTCACCAGCGCACTTAGACCATCGGAAGCAGATGAATGGATTGGAGCCAAGACCGCGCATCTCCTTCTTATGAATGACAGTATCTGTAGTCATACAGATTGCGTAGTGAACATATGCCTCCTCGTTCTTGCGAGAGTAGTCGCGACAAACAACCTCCAAGACTGTAGTCTCTTGGTTGCGTCCCATCATGGTCATCACCTTGGGACTAAAAGTAGAGTTGGGATACATTAGCTCCAGATGATCGAACTTAACCTTCTTACGCTCACGAAACACATGGTCGATACGATCATCAGGCCCAGTATCAAGAACCACGTGAGGCAGCGGAATAGCAGAAAAGACAACAGGGCTGACTGCATCCCCCTCTTCAACGCAGAGAACACCTGTGCCCACTGCCAAGTCCATGAATGATTCATGAACCTCTTGGCTAAAGTTAGAGTTCTGAAGAACCTCAAAGACGTAATCGGTTACAGCATCAAGCTCGTTATCAATTTCTTCACGCTGTTCGGGGGGCACTTCACTGCCAGACATAAGGTCGGCCCAACGCGCAAAGTTAGGAACCAGTCCCGCTTGAAGTCTGCTCGCAAACTCTTGCACACCGACAACAGCAGTCTCATCGAAAATCTTTTGATCTCGACGCTGACCAGCTTCCTCATAGTAAAAAGACTCACGCTGAGGCAGCGCATACTCGTAGCACTCCTCAAACAAAGGAACCCAGTTTTCGCGAAAGGCTTTAGCCTTATTGTACTTCTCAATGTACTCTTTTGCGAGCTTGTCCATTATCCAAACCTACCTAAAAATCCACCGCCACCAGCGCGAAACAATGATCGCCGCCCAGCCCCCCCGCGCATTCCGCGTCTTTTGGTCTTAGCCTCTACCGCCTCTTCAATGTCGTCGACTTTCTGTTTAGCGCGATCCTCTACAACTTCCCGCTTTTGAACGTCAGCCTCTTCCCTTTGAGTAACGGCTGCTTCTTTTTCTTGTTTGCTTGGTCCAAAACACATGATGGTATCCTTTACATTCGTGATCGCATATTGTTGCTGCGACGTGTTGTTGACTTCCGACTAAAAACATCGAAGTTGCGTTGAGCTACAATCGCTCTAGCAGGTTTTTGGCTATTCATCAAAGCCCTGCCTTCGCCAGCCCCAAGAAATAAGTACTGAGCCGCGTCATGAACGTGACTAAACATATTCTTATCAGGCTTGTCTGCGTATCTTTCACCGCTAACTTCCATTCGTTTGTACGCATAACCACCCTCAAAGCCCTTAATAAGCTGAGGGCAGCGTCTATCAATTAATAGCGCTGGCTTACCCTCTACCATCTTGGTTAGCTGGGAGGAGACAGCCTCAAGACGAAGGTCAACAGAGTTGGAAGGCGCAGGAAACGCTTTCAAGCCAGCGCCGCGCAGAATGTGAAACGGAGTGGATTCATCAGTCTGCGCTCTAAAATCACCAGCGGGGTCGCCATAGATGATGGCCTCCCCAGCGGCAGCGAAACGTGTGGCAAGTTCGTTGCGCATCACCTCAGCGAAGCGAACAACTCCCATATCAATAGCAACGATCTCAGATTGTAGCAGCCACCTACCGCGCACCTTCTGACCAAAGACAGCAGCGGGGGTCAGGCCAAAGTCAACGCCCACATACACTGGCAACCCAGCGGCAATAGGTATTTCTTCGCTAGCAACGTGAACATCTGGCGCAAACATAGGGTATACAGGCTTTCCGTCTTGGATATGACCTAAGCGATTCATAACGTAGACGTCAATCCAGCTCTTAGTCTTACCTTGAATCAAGTTAGGGTAGTAACTCTTCATCATATTGGCCTGATTCTCAGCACTTTTGCTGGGAATGTACTTTTCTAGCTCGCCTTCTTTGTTGCGAACCTCTTCCATGCCAGAGGGCTGGGTATAGAAACGCCAGTTGTCTGGCGTAACCAGCATCTTAGCTTGCTCACGCGGTATATGATCTGGGATTGGAACCTCACCAGACATAATCGGCCACCAATGATCCTCTTCGGGGGCGTTGGTATCGGCAATAACGCCAGTCCAACTAGGACCGCCATCACGCATAGAAGGAAAGCGACCAACACGCATCGTGCAGGCGTCAATAATACTCTTAGAAAGCTCGCGAGCCTCGTTAATCCAGATGCCAGTAAGCTCCAAGGAGAGCAGTTTCTTAACATCTTCGGGTCGATCAAGCGCAAGGAAGATAACTTCAAGGTCAATGTCACCTTTCTTAATGTGGTGCGTGTATGGAACAGACCAAGTAAACCTGCCCCAGTCTGATTCGGGAAACCAGTCGAGCCAAGTCTTGATGGTAGTAGTGCGAAGCTGCGGGTTGGTGTTGCGAATGATAGCCCATCGGCTTTTGCGGATACCTTCTGGGTTTTTCTTCTGCGCAAGCGCCCGTCGAAACACCTCGATACAACAACCAACGGACTTGCCAGACCCCACAGGGCCGCGAATGCCACGAAAGAACGTATCGTCTTTCATAAACGCCTTCAGCACATCACCGTCAGGTTTGTATTTGAAGTCTACCAATCTCTAATCCCGCGATCAGTTCCAGCTTTAATCATACCCTCAATGACCTCTGGGGCCATAGTCTCGATGATCTTGTCAGCTTCGTAGTTGGTTACGAAATCTGTAGGGTGGTGTTGCATATGCACCCGCTTAACAACGCGCCGTAAGGTATCTCGCTCAGGCTGAGAAAGGGTATTGAGGAAACTCATTCACATCTGCCCTTCCATTTGGCGGACGCGCTTCAGCAATGAGTAGTGCTTGCCAGTAATTGCACGCTGGCTCGCCTTCTCTTTCTCGCTCAAATCCTGCATCTGGTCCTTGCTCATGTAAAGACTGCGCACTTTTCGCTGCACCTTCTTGAACAAAGTGTTGTTGCTTTTTCTTTCAGCCTCGTCGAGTTGCTTGCTCAACTCTTCATAGCGGGCTTGAGTAAACTTAACCTTCATATCAGCCATGATTTAGTCCCATGCTGTTGCGCCCTTCGGCTTTGGTGGTTGCTTTTTTCGGGGCCGCTTAGGCTTAGAAGGAGGTGGAGTTGGTTTCTTAGGCTCCGCTTCAATCCATACGAGGGGCTGCGATTGAGGGGTTCGGGTAGCTCCAGTAAAAGTGCGACCAGCCAACTCATGAGTCTGACCGCCCCACTCCTCTTCGCTGTTCTTAAACTTCCAAGGCATTATTTCATCTCCCT